TACCATATCATTTCGGATAATCTCTCTTTGGATGCCTTTTGCTGTAAGCCCTAGCGCGTCAAACAGCAGGTTACCTTTCTTATCCCACACATACATGTTGTAATCAGCATTTGCATCTTTTCCAATCTGAACTCGTGTGCGTGTTCCATCGCTGATTACAATTGTGTTGTCTTTCCAACGTGACAATCCGCTTTCACTGTGTATATTCACGCTTGTAGTGTTTACATCAAGTGATGTTATCTTTTTTGCATCAATGCTTTCTATCATTGCGCTTTTTATCTGTGCATCACCTATAAGGCTTATAACTGAATTGGAAAACTCTGTCGTAAGACTTCCACCACTTGCAGAACCAAACATAAGAGTATTTACTTTCTCTACCCCAACAGTCAGGTCATTAACCTTTCCTGTTATTGCAGTAAAATCATTCGCCTTAAACTGTTCAAATTCTCCGGAAACACCTTTAAGGCTTTCTATCGTTGCGTATTTAATCTCCGCAATATTAGATTTCAAATAATTATTCCGGATATTCTCTAGTTCATTATTTATAGCTACTACCGTTTCTGCCTGTACAGTATTAGCCTTAACCCATTCTGCATCTACCTTTTTAGCAACCAGTTCCTTAGTAAGCATCATTTCCGCATATGTTCGTTCTGCAAGCTTAGTAGATGGTCCTTTATAATCTGTCTCTGTTTCAGTTTCTGTTTTGCCATAAGCTGTAATAGTCATAGCAAGACCGCCATCATATTCCTGTGTTATATTCATAACCGGAATCTTATAAGTCTCCCCTGTTTCTTCAACAGTTACAATATCCCATGGATCCAGTCGAATATCTCCTAGCGTCTTTAAGCTTGCGCCTCTATACGCAAATCCTCTTACTTTCTTGTATACAGAGTTAAGCTTTTCTTCTGTTGTAAGTGGATTATCAAATGTTATTCCCAAAGTTCCACTTCCTACTGTAAAAGAAGTATTACTGTCAACATTACATGTAAGATAATCTAAATGGTAATCACTCTCATTCTTTTCAAATGTCATTATTCGTGATTCATTTATCGTATAGCCATTATCCTCATACCACTTAATAACAATTGTTCCAGTTCTGTCTACGCAAGCAAAACCTCCAGCTAAAGAAGCGATATATCCGATAACCTCACGATAGGTATATCCTACCGGTGCAGTATCAATAGTTATTCCATTCAAGCCAGATACATTACAGGGAACGCCACATCCAGTACTTATCTCTTTTAAAACAGATTCTGCACTTGCAGGATATGTCAATTCAGATACATATACACCTGTGGTCTTCATCATTCTGTCGTAAGCCGTAAATGTTGTGGTTGCCTGGTCAAGCGTTGGATGTTCTGCAGTAAAAAAGCCAAGTGGAATATACTCATACTTTCCGCTTGGCAGTTTCAATCCTATCTCTATAGGTATCTCTGTGTTTTCAAACAACTCATTTATTCTTTTTACTGTCAGTTCTATCTTAGCTGCAACAGCCGAACCTATCTGTATACCCTCATCAGATGTGGAAGCGGTCTCATAGCTCATCTTTTTAAAGCCAGCGTCAATCCACTTACCATTTATCTTTAATCGTAAGTTAAATGTTCGCGATGGTGATCTAATCGTTGTCGCAAATTGCTCTGATACATTATTATACATAGGCTTAATCCTCGATCATAAATTCAATGGCTGCAATATCCTCTAATGTTGTTCCATCGTATCTGCTGTCAGAATCACATACAGATATGTCTTCCATCTTAATCATATGTACATCAACATCCGTTTCCATGTTGTACATCTCATCAATTTCTTTTACAACTTCCTGCTCTTTACCTTCTGGGAACTGGTAAGAATCTCCATTCATGACAGCATTCCCATTTTCATCTTTAAGCACATTATTCTGTATTACTTCTGTTCGCTGTGCTACAAAAATATCTACTTCTCCTAACAATGTCTTAAGATTCTTTGCGATCGCATAGTTTACCTTTACAGGCCAATGCTTTCTTAATCCCTGCAAATTCTTAAGCATTGTTGCACTATTATCAATCTGTTTAATAGTCATTGTCTTTTTCATGTTCTGCTCCTTACTGCTGTATTATAGATACACTGGCACTTCTGTAATAATAGTTACCGTCCCCTATATAACCCAGCACCTCTTTACTTAATGTACCTCTATAGCTTGTTATTGTTATATCCTGTCCATCATCATGGAATGTTATCGGGAAGAATCCGGCGATGAGTTTGTTCTTAATAAGTGCCATCTCATCTTCCTTCAATATTCCCCAATTAATAGATAAGGTCTTCTTTTCAGCGACAACATCACCCAACATTGTTCCGTCAAGTGCTCGTCCTGTAGAAGAAGACCATATAATCTCATCATCCACTTTGATGGACACAGGAGCCGGAAGCTCCTGATTGTCACATCTTAGTATCAATTCATCACATCCTTAATGTATAATCTCACATTTTCCTGTCTGCTTTGTATGCTCGTTAATCTTATCAACCACATATTTTTTTAGGCTCTTTCCATCTAGCTGTATATCAAGGTCCAGTGTTTCAAGTATCTTAAGTATCTGCTTAAGAATACTTATAGCCTCTGCCAATAACTCTGCACTAGATGCCATAGCTGCTGCCTTCTGTGCCATATCAAGTAATTTATCCTCAGGTGCAACAACTTCACCCTGATGTCTGTTATCGCCAATCATGGCAAGCTGTGGAGTGTTTGGCTTAACGTATCCGCCTTGTGCAAGGTATGGAATACTGCCAAATCCAACCTGTGGTAAATCAAACCCGAAATGGTCACCACCTATACCAGGTACCCAGTTTGGAACTTTAAAGCTTAGTTTATTTATACCTTTTACAACAGCATTAATTCCCCTCTGCATTCCTGATAGTAATCCATTAATTAAGCCAATCACCATATTAATAGGACCTTTTGCAATATCAGCAATTCCGCTAAATATGCCATCAAAAGCCGTAACTATACCATTCCAGGCACCTTCCCAATCGCCAGAAAAAACACCCTTAATAAACTGTATAACTCCTTTAAACACAGTAATTGTATCGTTCATTAAATCAGCTATGGTTCCAACGACAACTCCAACCTTATTCCCTATAGAATCAAATATAGCTATAAATATTGGTCCTAATAGTTCAGATAAAAATCCAACTACAGGTGCAATAAAGTTGTTATATATTGTCGTAGCACATGTAACCACTTCACCGACAAAATCAAGAAAATTAGCAAGTAATGGCTGTAAATGTTCACTCCATACTCTATCAATTACATCTAAAGCATTCTCCCAGACTGGCTGAAGCATATTATTCCAAATGTCTAAGAATACATCTCCGGTAGTCTTAACAGCCGCTTTTATCCCAGTAAATATCGGCTCTCCCCATTCGTTCCATGCCCCTGCCATTGTATTAACCAAGCCAATCCATACATTTGATATAGATTCAATGGCTGGACTTACACCTTCGCTCCATAAAGAATTCCAAGATGCTTTAAATGTATCAAATATTGTTCCATTTAAAGATAACGTCTGGGATGCAAAATCCGTCAGCATTGGTAATCCAACAGAAACAAAATTTGCAAGTATAGGATATGCTGCTTTATTCCATACATCCGAAAAGACTGTATTAAAGCTATCAAATAATCCATTTAATATACTGCCATTAGTGTCGACCCATGTTACAAGATAATTTGTAAATGGACCATTAAAATAATTTAACAACGGCGGTCCTAATGCTTTTATATCGTTAAACGCACTTGTTAGGTTTTTCTTGGCTGTATCTGTATTTTTTGTAAGTCCATCCCATATTTTTGACATAGATGGAGAAAATGTCGATACACTCCATTTGCGGAGTTTATCTAATTCTTTCTTTGCCTTATTTACAAAATCACTAATTGCAGATGTTGCATTAGATGTACTTCCACTCACATCTGGTACAAGGTCAACACTTCCGATTCCTGAAGATGTTCCACCTGTACTACCGCTTGAATCAGAACTATCATCTGTTGGCTCTGTCAGCTTATTTATCTGGTCAAAGCCTGCAAGCGACTTTTCTATGTCTTTAGCAGTCTTCTTGGCTGCACTTCCTATATCACCTACATTATCCGCTGCGCTAGATGCATCATCTCCTATACCAGCTATATCCGAACTTATCGAACCCATAGAGGTTGATACATCTGCTCCTGTGAGCATTTGCACAAAGCTGGAAAAGCCATCCGCAACCTTCTGTAATCCTGCCAGCAAGTTGTTAAAGCCACGCAGAATAGGTGTAAACAATGCTATGAAGCCTTTACCAAGACTAGCCTTTAACTGCTGAAACCTTAATGTAAGTATTCTTGTCTGATTCGCCCAGGAATCCTGTGTCTTAACAAAATCACCAGTGGCATTGGACAGTGCACTAGTAACATATTGATAACGAAGCATTACTTTTTCCTGCTCTGTCATCTTAGCCGTAGTCTTACCAAAACCATTATTAAGTGCATACTGGTCTAAGTTCGTCTGAGTCATTACTACGCCCAGGTCCTTAAGTGTCTCAGTCTCGCCAGTCCAGATGGATTTCAGCTTTGTATATGCTTCATCTGTGCTCAAATTGTAAAATGATGCAACATCACCTGTTAATCCGGTAACATCTTCTGCCATATCAAGTGCAGCCTGTCCTGTAATACCCATTGCATTACTCATCTGGCCAAATACACCCATGTACTTCTTAGCAGATAATTCAGATAGTCCAAAGTTAGTCATGGCGTTAGAAGCCCACTGATCTGCCTGTCCACTTAAGTCCTTAAATGCCGTATCTACAACATTCTGTACTTCTGTAACATTAGAACCAACTTCTATGCAGTCTTTCGTAAACTTAGTAAAAGCTGCTATACTTAATCCAGCAGCTATTTTCTTTCCCATACCAGAAAAGATGGATGTTGCCTGCTTTGCTGCCTTATTGGAAGCACCT